GCAATATAAGAATAAATGATGGAGGTAGACAAATGAAATATCGTGTAATGTTAAACATTAAATCTCAATTGTTTACTGTTGAAGATAAAGATAAACATGTTTCTGCAGACGGTAAAACAATTGAAGAAGCTGTAAGCAAGCTTAAGACCGCTTAAAATGGGGACGGTCTTTAAATCAATCAAAAAAAGTTAGGTCATCTATTTTTACTATAATAGGTGGCCTAACTTTTTATATTGGATTTGATTAAGCTTTATAAAAAATCTTAGTATTTTTTAATTCAAATTTGAAGTTGAATCGTTCTCAAAAATATCGGACAATGTAGAAATTAGATTAGGACCGAGTGTGGAGGAGCTTTTATGGAGCAAGATTTAAAAATTCAAGCGGCCTTATTAGAATTGCTAGAGCATGAACCAATTGCAGAAATCACAATTTTTGAGATTGCCGATAAGAGTCAAATTGCGCGTAAGATTATTTTTGAAAAATACAGAGATAAATATCAAATTTTACAAGCAATCGAGGATGATATCTTTATTCGTTTGGATCAAGCCAAAAAAGATACTTATCAGATTGATATACATGAATTTGACAGGGATGATAGAATTCTAAAAATTTTTAAATTAGTGTATGAAAACAAAAAAGTGATAAGTCTCTTATTGGGGGACTTTGGGGATCCTCGTTTTCATGAACGTTTTATCGCTTATTTGGCACAGAAAGGTCTTAAAGTAATTGAAGATTCTAATGAGTTCAATGGTTTAGATCAGCGTCAAAAGGAACTATTGATACAATACATTTCGTCTGCTTTAGTAGGTCTGATTGCTTATTGGACCAAGCATCCAGAGATGACAGTCGAAGAATTATACAACTTTTTTAAAGAGCTGTTTCTGAATGGTATTACTAGTTTGACGGCAAAATAAAAGCCATTAGTCAATTGACTAACAGCTTAAGAATTTTTATACGAAGCGAACTACGAGGACTATACCCTCAATGGTCAAAATGCCTTAATAGCAATAGGTACAAGGGCTACAGCCTACTAAAATATATCCGTGACACACTCGTGACACACTTTAAAAATTAACGAATTTAGCTAGGTTGTTAACCGTATCTAATTGTGTTTTAGTAGAGATGTGCCAATAGACTTTCATTATCTGAGATGTATCAGAATGTCCAAGTTGAAGTTGAACAGCCTTGATACTTGATCCAGATTCAAGCATGAGCGAGCATGCTGTATGTCTGATTCCGTGGACGTTAATACGTTTCAACTCATCTTTATGAGTTTTATTGTATTCATCGATAATGAACTGTAGCCATTTGTTGATTTTAGTTAAGCTAAGTAATTTATTTTCTGTGTTGGGAAATAATAGCTGGTTAGGTTCAGTATCGATATTATATCCACGAGCAAGCATGCCTTTTCTTAGAAATGAAATCCAAGATTTAAGAATCTTCAAAGTTTGCTCATCAAGTCCAATGGTTCTAATTGAAGTTTTAGTTTTTGGCGTGTCAATGATTGGTGTATTGTCGATTCCACGACTGACGGACTTATTGATTGATAAAGTCTTATTCTTAAAGTCAACATCAGAAATCTGTAAGGCTAGTAATTCGCCTTTACGCATACCCGTGAAGAATAGCACTCGAAATGCTGCAATAGCTTTCTGGTTATGATCAGAATATGTCTTATAAAGTTGGTCAAAGAATTTAGTTGTTTCTTCTTTAGTCCAAAAGTTTAAAGGCTTATTACTAACCTTAGTTTTCTTTCTTGGCATGATAATTAAATCCATTGGATTCTCAAAGATGATTCTTAATCGAATAGCTTCTTTAAAAACCATGCTTGCGTAGTATTTAATCATCTTAAACGATGAGAACTTTGAAGACCACTTATTAACCGCTTTCTGGCACATAGGAGCGGTTATTTTTTTTACCTTGAACTTTCCTAATGCGGGTATGATGTGGTGCTTAAAAAGCCCCTTAACACGATTTAACGTGCTTTCCTTAACCGTGTTCTTGTACGAATCAAGAAAGTAACCATAAACATTCTTATAAGTTAAATCGTTATCAGTTGAATATCCGTGATTATCAATCTCGGACAACTTAGCATTTAAGAACTTTTGACATTCAGCTTTAGTCCTGAAACCACGCTTAGTAGTACGTTTTACTTTCTTAGTTAATGGGTCAATGCTACTAGGGTAGACACATCTCCACAATTCTTTACCTGATTTGATTTTATATTTTGTAATTGTTGCCATTTTTAATCCTCCAAATTTAGCGTGGGAGCATAAATTTTAGAGTTTAAACAGGCATCACCTCCTTAATTTTGGTAAAAATAAATAAGCCTACTTGAGACTTAGATTTATTTTTGTGATTAATTACTGAATTTGACCTTTCCAGGTTAAATCATTAAATTTAATTGTTACATCATTACCAGAGTGTTTTAAACCAACACCAATTCTCAAATCAGCATTTTGACCTTCTGACAATGTATCTGGTGTTCCATTATCTCTATTTGATGATTGTATTCCGATTGTTCCGTTAGAGTCAGCAACAGATAATTCAGAGCCGTCAAAATCATCAAGAGGGATATCTCCCTTAACGGAGCTGACAGTATAATTTACAATAACATATTGTTGCATACCAGAATAATTGCTTGAAACGTCAACGACCATACTATCGCTTGGATCAACCTTTTGAACAGAATTAACAGTCACATCAGCGACCATATCACCATTTCCAACCATATCACCTTTACCAAATGCTAAAGCTTTAGATTTAGTGGAATCGGACGTAGTATTACCTGTTAATTTAGTGGTACTTATTCTAAGTGGCTTGACGGTGAGTGTCTTTGATTCCTTATTACCATTTAAATATACGGTGAGTTTATATTTACCTGCGTCAAAGAGGGTTAGTGTTTCGTTACCTGAGTTGGCAGTTTTAGTGCCCATTTTTTGACCAGAGTCTATATCGGTAACAGTATACTTATTACCTGCATTTGTTTTGAAATTAAACTTGGCTTCGACTTTTTTGTTTAATGTAGCGGTATTATTATCTACATCGAGAAACAAAGTCTCTTGTGGTCTAAATATGAAATAGATTAGAATGATTACAACAACGGTTGGTAACCAGAACCACCATTTTTTATATAATGGTTTTTTCCTTTTTTCTTTATTCATGATATATTTCCCCCATAAGATATATTTAATGATTTAAGTATATCAGAATGGATGTACTAAAAATCACATTATAGCCATTTTTCTTTTGGCAATGTATTCATATCTCAATGGAATACAGAATTGCTGTAGAAACATAATATAGCTATTGAAGTGGATATCATAATCTTTACAATATTGTAGTAGTAAATCGATTGCTACCTTATTAGCAGCTCCCTCAGAACTAATTTTTCCAGTATTTGAATGGTCATACATATAGCAAGAATCACCATTAAGCATATGACCAATTTCATGAGCTACCACCATTGGTAGTTCTTCTTGTTTGTACCAATTAGCGTTAATGAACATCATATTGCGTTCAGGTATAGCCACAGAAGGCCAATCAGAATCAATTCCATTAAGTAGTTCAAATCCTATGTGGTGATCTAGTGCGTAATTCAGTAAATAAGTTGTAACATCGCTCATACATTATTTTCCCCCATCTAAGATACGTCTAATCATTTCTAATTCTTCTGGTGGTATTTCTCTACCACCATAGCTCATGATGGTGTAATCGTCCTGCATAGCGTCTTTGATATCTACTTTCTTAGACTTATTGTTAATATCCGGATCATCAGTTTTTCCCAAAAGGTAATCCACAGATACATTTAAAACGTTAGCAACAGCCTTAAGATTATTAATTCCAGGCTCTTTATGTTTCCATGAATATATAGTGTTGGTACCTAAATTAGCCATATCGTTCACTTTTGTAAGACTAAAACCTCTTTGCTTTGAAATTTTTTTAATTCTATCTAACGTTGTCATAATAGGCTTTCTCCAATATACGACGACTAATAATTAGACTTAGACTAAAAATATACTTGCATTATTTTAGACTTAGTCTTATTATTAATTCATCAAGTAATTGAGCAACAAAAACACACGACCACCGATACAATGCTTTGGCGAGAATTGCGGTAGTAATAGGGTTTAAATTGCTTATTTGATATGCCTTTATATTAGACTCAGTCTAATAATTTGTCAACAACTTGATGAAAAAATAACAGTAAAGGAGTTGATTACATGCCAGAACAACAATTCGCAAAGGTAGCACATGACATTGAACGATCAATTAAGATTGCATTGCTTAATCGAGATATGACTCAAAAAGAGTTAGCTGAATTGATTCATGCTAATCCACAGCAACTAAATAGAGCCATTAAAGGTGACATGACACCTAAGTCACGTGAACTACGTGAACAAGTAGCACGAGTTTTAAATCTATAAAAAAGAAGGTAAGAAATAATGAACGATTTAGTAATTATGAAAGATCAACAGGCGGTAACAAGTAGCTTACAAGTTGCAGAAACGTTTAATAAAAATCATAGAGACGTACTTAAGGCTATTGATGAAATGAGGCCAGGGGTTGCGCAAAACTTCGCAGACCTATTCAGTGAAGATACGTATACACATCCTCAAAATAAACAGCAATATCGAATGTATTACATGAATCGTGATGGTTTTACTTTATTAGCTATGGGATTCACGGGTAATGACGCTATGAAATTTAAGCTTCAATATATTAATGCATTTAATAAGTTAGAAGAAGAACATAAGCAAAATCAAATCGATGTTAATGAACTAAGCCCAGAACTAAAAATGTTCAATCAAATTTTCCAAACGGTGGCAGCTAATGAATTAGAAAATAAGAAACTTAACCACAAGGTTGATAACATTGCAGAAATCGTTTCATTAAATACCACTGATTGGCGTAAAACATCTCAATCAATTATTAAAAAGATTGCCATTACTCAAGGTGGATACGAAGCCTATCGAGATGTAGCAAAATCAATCTACGATGAAACAGACAAACGTGCTGGATCTAACTTGAAGACCAGACTTACTAACTTACGTAAGAACATGGCATTAGAAGGTGCTTCAAAGAGTAAGCGAGATAAGGCCAACAAGCTTGATGTAATTGAAAATGATAAACGTTTAAAAGAAATTTATATGTCTGTAGTTAAAGACTTCGCTATTAAAAATAAAGTTTGGGAGAACGAATACTAATGACTAATATTATTTATCCACCTTTAGTGGAAGATGCTTATAAGTTTACAAGAAAACAAGGATTTAATTTAACCAAAGCAGAATTATATAAGAAGCTTATTGAAGCTAACTTTATTGATGAACAAGGTAATGCAACACAATGGGCAATTGATCAAGGATTTGTTGAAGGAGGTGTAACCAATGGATGAAATTCAAACGAAACCATTAGAACTGAATAAACAGCAGTTTGAAGAATTGCAAAAATCAGTAACCAAAGCTGTGTCGCGTCGGTGGTTAAGAACTAAGGACCTACCTAATTACTTATCAATGGCTGATAGCACGATTAGAGAGAATTTACCAGATTTACCGTTTCACGTTGTGGGTGGAACGAAATTATACGATCCAAACGAAATAGACGATTTTATTAGAAACAAATAAAACTAGCGTGGGAGCATAAATTTTATGAGAAGTATTCCAGTACCAATGATTATATGGTTACCAATCTTAGTCTGGTTCGTGACTTACCAGCTTACTAAGACTGGTGGATTAAAAAAGTGGCTAAAAAAATATACAGACTTTTATATGTAAGGAGGGATGTGGATATGGATAAGAAGATTAAGTATCGAATAACCAATATTGATGAGTTAGCAAAGAAATTAAAAAAAGGCACAGGCCTTATCCGAAGAGCTGGCGAGTGTCTTAAAAGAAATTGATGAATTTAAAGCTAAAATCCGATTTGACGAGTGACGTAATGATTGACGATAAATTAACGGGAGATGAACCACGTGAATTCTAAAGAGTTTAGTGAATTGCTATCCGAACACAAAAAGATAAATAGAACTATTAAATACACTGAAACCTTAATCGATGAACAAAGACAACTCCAGGCAAATGCTGAGAGTCGAGACGATGAGGAGGCATACAGCAATTGTATTTTAAGACTGCAAATCACGAATAGCCGTTATAAATCCGAAAATGATGACATCGAACGCAAGTTAATTAAAGCATTCCAGGAGGCAACCAATGGCAATCAATAAAGACGTAGTAGCAATGGACACCACTTTAGATGAATTCGCTCGAATTAGTGAGGAAATTGGACGTATCTCAGAGCAAATTGAAACATACGAGGCTAAGAAGTACGTGGAAAGCATGCAAGGAATTGATAATCAATCACTTCATTACCACATTGAACGTTTAAAGCATTATCGAGATAACTTAGAGATTGATAAGGCTAGAGCTGAAACGGACGTTAGAAGAGCGTTTGATCACTACTACGCTTGAAGGGAGGTGAGAGGGTGACAATCAGTGAACGAATAAATCAAGTAATCATGGCATCGATTCATTATCGAAATAGACAACTGGTATTTAGATGGTTCATGTCCGAACACAACAGGCACAAGTACATATCAGCTGCTCAAGATTTAGAGCAGAAAAAAAGCGCCCTGTTGACGGCAATCAGCAGAGGCGCATATATCAAATAATTTACACATTAAGTATACCACGAGAGGGGAATGAGTTTAATGGCAACTTTATACGATCTAACAGGCAAGTATCTACAGTTAGCTGAGCTTGCAGAAGAAACAGACCCGCAACTATTCAGCGACACGATGGACAGTATCACTGATGCAATTGAAGACAAGGCTGTTGGCTATGCCAAAGTTGATAAAGAGTTAGCAAAAGATGAGAAAGCTCTTAAAGAAGAGGCTAAACGCCTAACTGATAGAGCTGCATCGATTGCTAGAAACAGAAAGAATTTAAAAAGTAATTTGCAAGAAGCAATGGAATCAACCGGACAATCAAAGATTAAAACTCCTGAGTTTACTATCTATATCCAAAATAATACACCAGCATTAAGAATTTTCGACGAGGGCGAGATTCCGGCATATTTGGGAAAGACTACTACAGTGCCAGATAAGTCAAGAATCAAACAAATGCTAAAGGAAGGAAAAGATGTTCCAGGTGCAGAGTTAAGTGCTAGTTCATCTTTACGGATTAGATAGGGATTGTATAAATTGAGAGATTACCAATTAGATGAATTACAAAAAATCTATAACTCATTTGATCATGGGCATCGTTCAATAATTGTACAATCCCCTCCCTAGAACAGGAAAAACGGTTTTAATGGCTGAGATTGCCAGACGAGCGACTAATAAGGGTAATCGAATATTGTTCGTTGTTCATCGTAAAGAAATTGTTGACCAGGTTGTTAGAACTTTTAAACAACAAGGTGTGGATATGTCCCTGTCGAAAATAGGGATGGTCCAAACAATTACTAGGCGTGTGGATAAACTCAAAGAACCGTCAATTATATTTGTCGATGAGGCACATCATGTTCTAGCTAAGAGCTACAGACGGATATTGGATAAATTCCCGAATGCGTTAAAACTACTATTTACAGCCACGCCTTACAGATTGAATGGCGAAGGATTTGAGAGTGTCGCTGACGATTTAATCCTGGGCAATTCAATCAAGCAATTAATCAAAGATGGATTCCTGGCACCTGTCGATTACTACGCACCAGTTCAATTAGATCTGAGTCAATTAAAAGTTAAACGTAATGGAGAGTTTGATGAGAAATCAATAGCCGAAGCATTCAAACCTAAGGTTTACGGCAATGCCGTTAAAACATTTAAGAAGTTGGGTGGTAATAAACAAGCCATTGCTTACACGTACAACGTGGCAAGTGCTGAACGACTGGCAAGTGAATTAAACACCAATGGAGTAGTAGCAAGAGCAGTAAGTGGTAATACGCCCAAGGACGAACGAGATTCAATTATTAATGATTACAGGGATGGAAAGATTCAAGTAGTAACCAATGCTGAATTATTTACGGAAGGCTTGGATTTACCGAATGTTGATGTAGTAATTATGCTACGTCCCACACAATCGTTATCGCTGTTTCTTCAATTCGCCATGAGGTGCATGAATCCGAGAAAAGGCAAGACGGCAATCATCATTGATCATGTTGGAAACGTTAATCGATTTGGACTACCGACACAACCGCATAACTGGACGTTAGAAGGTTCTAAAAAAGGTTCTAAAAATAGTCCTAGTGAGGCCGTCAAGCCCGTTACAGTTTGCCCTAAGTGTTTCTCAACCTTTTATCGAAAAGGCGATATATGTCCATTCTGTGGTGCTGAATTGACCGAAGAAAAAGTACTTGATGTTGTTGAAGATGCCAAACTCGAAAAGGTCAAAGAAGAACGAATCCGTAAGGCTCACATGATTATGGAAAACAATTTAGTTAGCAACGTTGCTGATAAGAAAATTAGTGAATTACAAAATTACGAGGAGGTAAAAGCATATGCCAAGTTTAAAAATTATAAGCCTGGTTGGGTTTACTTCTATTCGAAAAAGAGAGGTTTCATAAAATGATGAGAAGTACAGAAGTCTTAATTGAAAATATTGAAAGACTTGGTTATGGAGTTGGATTAGGAACGAGCAATCCTAAAAAGCCAGGGCAACAATTGTTGGTTTACAAGCCTGGTAATCCAAGACCTATCGCCAAGGTATCATTGATCCTCCAATGCCGTGTTAACACCATGTTCAATGGCGTTGGAAAGAATCAAGCAGAATTATTAAAGGTATTAACAGAATACGCAACTAGGGGGCTTTAAGAATGAGTATTCTACCCGAAAATAAACCGCATCAACCACACAATACCCCGAGAAACTTCTTTATCTGGGGCGCAACGATGAGCGGTAAGAGTTATCTGGCATCAGCATTCCCCGATTCAATCGTATTCAGCACCGATGGAAATGAAAAGAATTCTGGTACACGTCCTACGATTGCATTGAAGAACTATGTTGATGCAAAAGGAAAATTAACTACATCAGTTATAGACATTTTGGATAAATACATTTTGGCTTTAAGAACTGAACAAAATACTTTCAAGACAGTTGTAATCGATGTAATTGAAGATGTCACAGTTCTACTAGAACAAGCGATTTGTATGGAAAACAACGTTAAATCACTTTCTGATATCGGTTATGGAAAAGGCTATGCAATTTTCAACTCAATGCTTTCAGAAATGGTTATGGATCTAAAGGCGTTACCGATGAATATTATTTATATCAGTCGTGAAGATATGAAGACGGATGAGAATCAAAATCTAATTCCAGTTCCAGCTTTAAAGCAAAAATACTATAACGTCGTAAATGGTAATTGTGACTTAGTTATTAGAACTCAACATTTAGGAAAGAGCTATATCCGAACAGTCACAGACATTAGACGAAAATATAAGCAATCGGAAATTGATGATCCACAGATTTTAAGAATTTTAATGGCAATACCTGGTGCATTAGTCAAAGATGTGCCGGCAAATACAACAACTAATAAGGATGGTAATAAGTAATGAGTTTAAGAGATAGAGCTAAAAATGTAATGAGCAACTTCGATGCAACAAAGGATGACATTAATGGATATGAAGGACTACCAGCTGGCGACTATCACATGGCTGTTGAAAATGTACAACGTACTGACTACGACCAACTAAGCGTTAAGGCTCAAGTGGTGGAAGGTGACAATACAGGTCGAATCGAATTCATCAATATTGGCTTAGATGAGGTTACTTCAACAGGTAAACCGTTACCGGATTTCGTTATCGATAGAAATATCAAAACAGTAGCACGTTTAGCAGTAGTTCTGGGCGTAACGATTACTGACGATGCCTGGGATGACATGGGAATTTTAGTTCATGAATTTAGTGAAGCAGCCGGTAAACAATTCAAAATGACTTTGACACTTCGTGAAAATAAGAAAAACCCACAATATCCATACAAGGAATATGAATTCGATGAAATCAAAGAAGACCCATTTGATCCAGCACAAGCACCAGAAGTTAAAGATAGTGATTTGCCATTCGGCGACCAACCACAAGCGCCACTAGACAGTAATGGCGAACGTCCATTCTAAAAATTGAATTAAGTGCAGTATCACAAAAATGCCGAACGGGTGGGATGCCCGATTATGAGGAGGGAAGGACATGAAGAATTTAGTTAATTATGCGATTGCTTACGCCAAAAAAGGCTTAAGTGTCCTCCCTATGTTAGATAAGAAACCATTGATCACTTTTGCAGATAAACCACCCTTAACAGTCGATGAGGTTAAACAATATTGGAAACAATTCCCGTATGCACAAATAGCCGTTAGGACTATCGATATATTTGTAATCGATATTGATACTAAAGCAGCTCACGGCAGTGATGGATTTGCTTCATTAGATAAATTTAACCAGGAGCACCCAGGGCTAATAATTCCGACCCTGGAACAAGAAACATCAAGCGGTGGGCGTCAATTAATTTACTTTAAACGCCCTGATATGGATATGACTCAACATATTCAATGGCTACCAGGCGTTGATGTTAAAGCACATGTTAATAATTATTTCATGATCGCACCTAGCGAACGCAAAGGTAAAGAATACAAGTGGTTGAATCATAATCCAATTGTGACACCTAAGCCCGAATTGATTGAAATGATTAACAAAAAGCCAGTTTCAAAAAGTAACTATAATCCTGGCAAATATGAATTTAATGAAGAGAAAACAGCTACATCAGAATTGTTTGAATCAATCGTTAACGGATTAGGCGAAACGGGTGGTAGAAACAATGCCTTAGCGAGTTTTGTTGGTGGGTTGCTATTCCGCAATGTAGAAGTAGAAGTAGCGTACGAGCTTGCCAGACAGGCTAATAGCAATACACCTAAAGCACTACCTGATAAAGAATTTAATAGAACATTTGAATCAATGGTCCAAAAAGAAATTAGGAGAAGGGAGGCAATCAAAAATATTGGAAGCAAAATTGAAAAATAGCATGAAAAAACTTTCAAGTATGCAACACGATAACAAGGTTGTTCAAATGCCATTAGATTTTGAATTGAACGACAAAGGCAACGTTAAAACTAACAGTTTAAAAAACGTTGGTTTAATCCTGGAGCATGACAAAATGCTTAGAAATATCTTTGCATTCAACGACTTCACTCATGAAATTGGAGTGGTTAAGGATGTACCAGAGTTAAGGATTGATAAAGGACAAATGTTAGATGATTATGATCCATCAATTCTTAGATATATCGAAGATAACTACCACCTTTTATTTAACAGGAATTTATTTCAAATGGCGGTTGTCAATGATGCCCGCAAGCGCCGATACAATCCAGTAGTTGATTACTTTGACTTCGTATATACGCAGTGGGATGGGAAATATAGAGTTGCCGATTTTCTACCAACATATTTAGGAGTAGAAAAATCAGATATTACTACGTTAATTACTAAGATATTCTTTGTTGGTGCCGTAGCCAAAGCTTATGAGCCTGAAACTAAGTTCGACTTCGTACTCGATTTAGTAGGAGGACAGGGAGCTGGTAAGACAACATTTCTAAGGAAGATGGCACGTGAGTGGTACACAGATCAGTTTACAGACTTCAAAGATAAGGATAATTTCGGAGTTATGCTGCGATCATTGATTGCTAACGATGATGAAATGACAGCAACTAACAATAGTAGTTTTGAAAGTTTAAAGAAATTTGTTTCGGCCCAGGAGTTAGAGTTTCGTCCTCCCTATGGTAAAACCTCAATTCGCTATCCCAAAAACTTCGTTTTAGCTAGAACTACTAACGAAATGACTTATTTAAAAGATAGAACCGGTGAACGTAGATTCTTACCGGTAAAAGTGAATTTAGATAATCAGCAATTATCACCGTTTGAAGATTTAACAGATGAAATCATTAATCAAATGTGGGGTGAATTCGTTAGCTATTATCAAAAAGGTTTTGACTTTGGATTAAGTCGAGATCAAGAAAAAACATTAGCTAAATACCGTGAAGATTTTATGTATGTAGATGACGTAGAAGCACAGATTGAGTATTTCATTAAAGAATATCGTGATGATTTTGTTAGCAGTAATCAAATAGCAAAATTTTTAGGTGAAGAAAATTTAGTTAAAAATCGAAGATTGTCTAAAAAAATTAAGTATGTAATGGATAACAAAGCAGGTTGGACTTATGTAAATCATCCTAAACGAGGATATAAACGAGATTAGTACACTAGATTGACACTTTAGGACACTAACATTGGATTTAGTGTCCAAGCTGAACTCTTAGAGCCCCAACCCTTATATAAATATAAGGACACTAAGTACATTAATTAATAGTATAGGTTATTTATATTTATAAAAATAGGGTAGGTATATATAGGGTAAAGAAATTTTAGTGTCCTAGTGTAAAAACGAAGCAAATCCGTTGTGGGAG